TAAGATTAAAGCGAAATACTTTTTCATTCTTTCGTCTTGCGACATTTTCGATTGGGCCCCGCCCCCTTGCTGATTTTTTTCGTACTGTGCCAATACGGCGTCTAATGAACTCATGTTTTTAGATGATTAAATTAATAAATTATTTATAGAAATATAAGTGAAACTGTGATTAAGTCAAATAAAAAAGGAACCCTGAGGTTCCTTTCAAATTGGTTGGTTTAGAATTATCTGAATGATGTCTTATATACATCTCTCTCTAAACCTCCGTTTGGTTGGAATGAGTTTTTGATATCATTAACATTAATATCAGTCACCTCGTCGGCAGTCAAAACATAATCATTTTTTCCTGTTAATTCCATTTCTTCTTGTTTGTCGTCAAAAAATTGTGAAAGTTTTTGACTGAAAGGATATGAATCATATGTTCTCAATTCCAATTTCTCTTGTGGAGTTTTTTCTCTGTACTGTTCGATTTTATTCTCAAGTGAATTAAGTTTGTTCATAATGTTGTCCATTTCTCCCAACTTAGATTGTAAATCATTAAGTTGATTGAAAAGGTTGTTGAAGTACTCTTCTTGTTTTGTCTCAATATTTTTTTGTGAATCAACTAAGTCTGTTATTTCTAATTCCTCAGTTCCTGATTCTGTTTCTTGCGATTCTCCCTCATCATCAATTTTTTCAACATCTGGATCGGAATCAACATCTATTGGTTGAGGTTCAGTTGTTGGTGCTGGTGGAGGTGTAGCATCAGATGGTGCTGGTGCAGGTGCCGCAGCAGGTTCAGGTGTTAAAGCCGCTAAAGCATCCTCTTCAGCTCCAGCTTGTTCCAAAATATATCGATTAATTTTGTTGTGTCTCTCGATTTCCCTGAGAATTTTTTTATCTAAACTCATTTTTTATCCGTTTAATAATGTTTTTATTCCGTTTGCAGTCTCAACTCTAACTCGTCTGTTGGCTGTGGTTTGATGACCAGCTCTTTCAATGAGACCATCTCTTTCTCGAACTGTATAACAATCACCTGTGTCCAAATCACAAACTTGTTTTGTTCCATCTCCGTTGTCTTCCTGAGAAAATCTTACTGATTTACCAAGATAATTATCTAATGCTGATTTAATGTTCATAAGAATCTTTTTATATAAATATGTTGTTATGCTATAAAGTGAATGAATTACTTGTAGCGGTAAACGTACCATTATTGTTTGCATTTACATAAACAACCGATAAAACAAGTCGTTGAGTAGAATTGACATCAATCACGTTAGTGTATTTTGTGTCCGAATTATTTGTTATGGTTATGTTTAATGGAGTAGTTTGGTTCGTTGAAGTGGCAACAAAAACTTTAGAAATTATACAACGTGGGCAATTGAATCTGAAAGTAACAAACCCACCATCAGGTTTTCTAATATTATAATACAGCGGACCTTGGTAAGGTGGTAATGCAACATCGTTACTTCTCTGAATAAATGATAATGAACCTTCGGGTTGTACACCCGTTTCAGAAGATGGAATTATAATTCTGAATCTTTCTGATTTATAACTATTTTTAGGATTCTTTATTTTATCCTCAGGTATTGCCGTCAGAAGAATTGAGGCGTTCATTTCTAATCTCTTTCCTTTTTCCATTTCGATTAAGTCCTTGAACTCCGCATCAATGAATTGTTGTCTTGTGATAGAAAAAGTTTGACCGTCAGACGATACAAATCCTAAAAGTTGGGAAGATTGAGAACTTTCAATCGAGCTTCGAGTAACTGTATTATTTGAGCCCACTTCAATTGAATCAAAAGTATAAGTGTATTCGACTTGAGGGTTTATTTTCCATACCCCACCTACATAATCATTCTGGTCAATTTTTACAGTTAAAATTTCAGTGCCGAGCTCATTATTAATTTTTTCAGAAACAAACATAGGTGGGTTAAGCATCGTATCTTGGAGGTTTGAACTTCCTCCAATTTTCTCTTGTTCTGAAATTGGTACAACCTCCGTTTTACCAACATTTTCGTTTCCACCTGCAGATGATACAGTAACATTTTTTAATGTCGGATTGAATGTAAAATCAACCAAACTTTCAAATGTCCCATATTCAGTTGTCACACTTATTCTTCCTGTAGCAACATCTTGCCCTTCAGGTATTTCGATATTAGGTAAGTTGAATCTTAAAGTTTCAGAATTGAATACTGTAATATCTTTCAGTTCTACGTCTTTATTAATCACTCTGACAGATTTTACTGATTCAAAGTTTCTTCCGTTGACTTGAACAATGGTTCCTGTATATCCAGCTGCAGGTGAGAATGTTGATACAACTGGTGGTGGGCAAGTCTGACCAACTTCAGGTGGAATCGGAGATGGTGTAGGTGTCACGGATGGTGAACTGGTTTCGGTGTCAGATTCTTTGTTTGTTTTGTCTAACTCAATTGATTTATTTTTACTTATCAATCCAATTTGAGTTGCTGACGCTAAAGCTTTAGTGAATGTATCTCTAGTTTGTTTGAACTCAGAGTAATTTGTGTTGTAATATTCTTCGGAAATATTATTTTTCGGCCAAAAACAAACATAGTATTTTGCTAATCCGAGTCTAATTATCCTCTCTTTATTACTTAACAATCTTCCACGCATGAAATTTATGTAAGAATCTAAAGAGTCAAAATGAGCAATAGGTTCTGATGAAGTTGTTGATGGATTAGTTCTAATATTTACGCAAGTGTAATTTCTATTTTTTGAGAATTCACTAACTGATTCCGACCAATCTATACTTAAAGATATATTTGCTAAATTATTGTTCACCGCATAAAAATTACCAAGCCCTGAGTTTGAGTCTTGTTGGTATGTTCTGATATAAGAAATACAATAAATGATAGTTTGTAAATCAACGTCATTTGGAAGAATCCTTCTTAACGCATTGGCAAAATCAGTTGGTGTGACCCCACTAAATTGTGAAGTAACAGGAACATAACCAGGAGATGCGTTAAGGTAAACTTCACTTGTAATTTTGAGAGTACACGAGTTAGTTGTGTCCAAAGTGTTCTCAGCTTTTTGCACGACTTCTGTGGATTTTATATTATTAGTTGTACCTGATTTTGACGGTTCATCTTTGTTAATCAGGAGCAATTCTTCCAATTGAGTAATTAAATTTTGGTTAATACTTTGTAGGAAACTATCAATAGCAGGTAAGTCATAAATTCCTTGTCTTACCCCATCGAATGTAGTTTGGAAAGTTCCTGGTTGAATTGAATGACTTACGTCAGTAATCATGTAAGGACCATTGAACATCGGAACGTGTCTCAAATTAAAATACATTGTTGGTTGTAAAAGTGCATTACCCAAACTAACAACAGATGCTTTGTAAGACCTTTGTTTATAAAGATTATATAAACTCACATTTTGGGTTGCAACTGCACGTCCTGAACTTTGGTCAACCATATTCAGAGTTGTATTAATTACTTCTGAAGTCGCAACTCCATTATCTTGTGAAACTGTGAAAGAATAAAATATATTTTGATTTCTCAGTCCAATGTCGACATTGAATCCAACAACTTTGTTTGATAAAGCCCAATCTTTTTTCCCTTGAATATTTTCAATCAATGGGCTCTCCGAAGCTCTCCTTAGGTCAAATCCATCATCTCTGAATTTGAAATTTCCTTTAGGTAAATCCAAATATTGAGATGGTTTTCCAACATAGAAACATACCAATTTCGGTGAAGCATTTCTATAATCAACATCTAAAAATGTTCCCCAAAGATTATTTGCGAATTCTAACGAACCTTCAGGTTTCGGGGTTGTAACTCCAGTAACATCTTGAGCATTGTAAAAATTCACATAAGCTGGTAGTGGCATTACCGTGAAATTATTTTTGATTAATATTCCACTAATAAATGTAAAAACACTCATCGCTTGATTCAATGAGTTTTTATTGAACATATCTTGTAAATCGAAAATGTCTATCAAGATAGTTTCACCAATATTTCGTGAAGCCCTATCCAAAAATAAAAAGTCTTCAAATAATGTTTTTGTTTTGTAATCTCCTCCAGCAATCCACTTATCATTCAACGCTTTGAAAACCTCATATATTTCAACTTTACCCTGTTCCCCAGTTGTGACACTATTAATTGTTCTTTCGGGTAATTGTTGTTGCTCGGGTAATCCAATCGGTGGAGGTTGTCTTAAACCTGTAAGAACTCCGTTCAAGAAGTTGTTTTGTAAATCTGTTTCTCGTCTCAAATAATTCTCGAGTTGATTTTGGAATTGTAGTGCCGACAAATTTGGATTGTTCAACTTTTGAGTTGCATACATTTTGATAATCGGAGCAAGTAATGTCACATTTTGGCTTGTAAATTCTATATTATTATCAACAAAGAAATCTGTGATATACGAACCAAACTGACTATATCTAACATTACGAATGGTTGAAAACCCAACCTCAGTCTCTAAAGCAGTCCATGCAGTTGGATTTGCCGCTTGAGATTCAGCCAAAGTTACGTTTCCATTCAATGTTGGTAAAGTACCAGGTGCATAAGGTCTGAACGTGATAGGATCTACAACTTGTAGAGTATTATTATATGACAAGTAAGAATCGAAAATTCTTCTTTGATAAAATGATGGATTTCCAAATTTAAAAATTACATCATATTCCATAAAGGCTTTGATTCCACTTTGAAAAATTGTGTATTGATTACCAATTGTATTGAAAAAATACGAATCCTCAGTTTCTCCTTCTTGTTTTCTTGGAACCGTCATCAAACTTCTGAATAATGATTGGAAATTTTTGAAATTGGAATTCACATCTACAGGTGACTGTCCAATAGCATTTGTTTGTCTTGTGAAAACATTGCCAATCGATTTACAGAAATTCAAAAATTCCAATTCAAAAGAATCCAATATTTTCTTTTCAAAAACTGAAAATACTTCTTCAATTTTTGTGTAGTTGTCTTGTGAAAGGAAGAACAAAGGAGTTTGTGTGTTTCCTGTATTGATAAAGTTGATGTAAGAATCTGGTTGGGGAAATGCAATTTGATTAGAATCAAAGTATCCATAGTTCGGTGCCGCCCATAAACATCGTACAGAACCATTGAATACACTTGGATTATCCGTCAAGTCAACTATAGTTTCGGGAATAGTTGTTTGACCTGTGACACAAGCAATGCTTGCTTGGTTATAAGGTGTTCCAAATGAAGGTAAAACAAAATAATCAGCACCTACTGTATTATCTTCAGGCGCACACTCAATTGGAGCACTCGGAGTAACATTAGGTAATAATAACGACCAAGTTGTGAATCTAAGATTTTTACCTTGTTGTTTTACATCAACTAAATTTGAAGAACTAAAGTTATGAATTTTTAGTCCTCCATTGAAACTATCTTGAATTTCTTTATTGGTATAATCTACATACAAATCGTATCCATTATAAAATACGTTAAAATCATTAATTAACTTCGGATAAAATCCGAGTTCCATATTTATTGATGCAACCCCTTCACTCTGTAACTGCGTGCTTCTTGGAGCATCATCATATCTGAAATAGTATATTTGGGTTGTAGAACTTGTTGGAGGATAATAATTTCCAGCATAGTCAAAATTTTTCCATGCCGTTTGTAAAATATCTACACTCGTTTCCTTATACTTTTTATATCTGTGCCAAATCGATCCATACTTCAAAATCCATGCATAAGGAAGTTTATGTATTGCACCAAACTTTTTTAACGATGATGATATATAATCCAAATCAGTTGTTACTCCATTTGAATATGATTTGTATTTTTCTCTTAAAGTTGCGAGTGGTAAAGAATTCAAGAACAAATATGCCGCTTGGATATAAGGGTAGGTGTTTCCAGAGATTCGAGAATTATATACACCGTTTTGTATTGCATTTATAAAGTATGGGGTGTTCAACATCGAAGTTGTACTTCGAAAATTTATCGCCCCTGTCGGAGTTACTCCCTGAACATATCCTTCAGTTGGGGCGAACTCATTCGGTGTTCTTGATAAGTAAAAGGCATTCAATCCAACAGGTCCATATGTCACGTTTGATGACAACCCTAACAAATCCAAATTTTGTGATGGATTTTGATTCAAAAGATATGAAAAGTTGGTTACAGGTCTGTTGAAAGTATAATTGTAAACATCATTGAAATTAGAAATTATCTTCCTTGGTTCAAAAATTGTTAATGACCTTTTTGTATCGTAAACTTGATTACCAACTGCAGAATTACTTTGACTCAGATTATCCAAACACCAAGTTTGGTTCGTATAAGGTAGGGTGTCGACAATTAACGGGTCATTTGCCGCGTTCGAAATTAACTTTCGTAAAGCTTCAGACTTAGCAGTAGTTTGGGGTATTCTTCCCAATTCTAAAGTGTTCAAAATCGCAAAAGAATTTTCAGTTATTACTTTGATATACGGAGTAACAAAAAAATCTCTTATGTAATCTTGATATGCACGACCCGTTCCACTGTTAGAAATATTTCTGAGAAAATCGTTGTAGTTCGAAGAATTTAAATTGAAGTTTTTAAGTTTTAATGACAAGTATGGTGAACTGATTCCCAACTTGTTTTTTATGTTATTAACTTCGGTTTCAATGTTCAACTTAATTAGTTCATCTATTTGATTACTATTTGCTCTTACAAGCCCTGAGTAATGTGAAGTTAGAAATTGTCTTTCCCATATTTCATAGAAAAATTTTATTTCCTCTTTGTTAGAATACGCTAAACCATTTGATGGAAACTCGATTGCATTTATGTTGATTATATTCGTATCACTTTCATTATCTAAAGGGGGAGGTGCGGTCGGGTTTTGGAATTTTTGTGTCAACCCCCTCATATACTCTTCCACAAACTCAACTTCAGGCCATTTGTCATACAAATAACCTTGTGTCAAATCTACAACCGAAGGGTCTCCAATATATTTAAGTTGAAATCTACCTTTTTTATCTTCTGGTGTTTCAACAAAGAATTGAGGCCATGGATAGACTGGAATTTGTGAGTTCTCAGCATTCACATCTAACTCGTTTTCCCCAAACAAAGAAAGTGGGTCTCTTACAACTTGTCCTACATTTTCAGTATTTGGTGCTGATGTAGTATTATCTAGAATTGCATTTTTCCTAACAGGATCATATTTTACGTCCCAAGCTGTGGTATGTACATCATCCATAAGACGTATGAATCCTTCAGCAGATGCCATGATGACCGCAATCATGTTTCTTACTGTAGGTTTGAATCCTATTCCAGTTGCAGTGTCTTCAATTTTTCTCAACAATGAAGCTGTAATCTGACTCTCATATTCTGATAGTTTTTTATTCGCTTGTGTTTCTAACGTGGAAATCTCTTTGTCAAATCTTGCTTCACCTTCGAATATAAAGAAATCTAATGGGATTGGATTCAACAAAGCTCCAATTGTTTGTCCAATGACCCCAAATGGTGAAGCCGTAATTTCGAATTCTTTAGGAATGAGAAGATTTGTGAATCTAGATATAATCTTGTTTTTATCTTCTTCTGTCGGATTAACTATACCTGTTTGAATACGTGTGGTTGCCTCCCAATCAATTGAATTTATTGTTGGAGACTCGTACCTAACCAAATCATATTTTATCGGGTTAGGTATGGGAGTTGGACCATTTGTTCCCAAAGTTGGATTGTTTGCTAATCCATCATTTGACTCAGTAATGATTTTTTGTAATTCAGATATTGCAGTGTCTTTAATCTCTCTAGATAGTTCTTTGAAGACATAAAGTTTCTGTTGACTATCCAATAAAATTATTGGTTTCGGGTCAAGAAATCTATTGAACCATGAATTTGCCGCTCCTCGTACTGCACTAAAATATTGAACTAATGATTGTTTGTAGTTTCTAATGTTAGTCAGAGGTTCAACTTCCGCTTTTGGAAAAGATTGTGTGATAGTGGTTTCGAATTGTTGCAACTTATTCATAAGTTGTACTAATGTCAATTCAGGAAAATCTGGTGGAATTAAACCTTTAGCTTTGTATTCACTGTAAACCTCAACTATTTTTTGATATCCCCTTTCCGCAACAATTTGGGTGACTACCGCTTGATTTGACCCAAGATTATTAGCACCTCGTTCTGCTTGTGTGCTTGCTTGTGATTCTGTAGCTTTATTTGGTTGTTGAGGTCCTTCGGGTGTTTGAGTTATGTCGAACCTTTGGCTGTACATGTGTGGTGCCGCCAATAAATGACCCATAGAAATTTCATTGAGAATATTAAACTTATATCCTATGAACACAAGTCGTATCTGATAATTTCCACTGAATCCGTTGAAGGAAGCATTAAACGTTTTTAAATTTAATTGATATCTAATAGCTTGACCATAATAACCTTTGAGTGTTAAATAAAATTGAGGGTAAGGCATGTTGAAGAAAGCGGCGTAAGGAGAATTATTCCCTAATTGGAAAAGTGCCTTCCCTTGAACATCTTCTAACAACATTTCTACAGTTGGAATGAAACTTGTATTAGTTTTAATGTTAATCGAAGTAATTCCTAATAACCCATTATCCAAAACGCTTGTCTCATCAACTACAGAATTGATGAGGTATGGTTTGTCTCCGTTTCTTGGTATTTGTCCTATTTCAGACGGTTGGTTTTGTGCATTATACTTTGTAGAATTCTCTCCCGTAAGTTCATCGTAGTACCCTGATCCCAAAAAAGAATTTTTGGTTGGTTTGAGAAAGTTCATTTTAGCAACTGAAATAGTACCCACAGGTGCTCCCACAGCTAATTTCGTTCTTGGTAGAACGTCACACTCCAAGTTGGCATACATGACAAGATTCTCGTGGTCCACGAGTCTATCTTTGATATTTCCAAAATTATCAACCGTTTTGTTTGGGTCGACTACGATAATATTATTGTAATCAAACTCTACTAAAATATTACCACTAGTGTCTGCTTGTATATTACCTGCCATAATAATAAAAATGATTTTCTAATGCTGCCTTATAATCCTGTAATGATGGTATTAAAGGAAAAGGAATAATCAATATAGCTCCATCATATATATTATTTTCCAATCCTCCGAACTGAGGATTTGCCTGTAAAATTAACCACCCAAAGACAGGTGAATTATAAAATTCTTGAGAAACCTTATCTAATCTACTTTTAGCAACTTTATAAATAAAAACTTTATCTGTAGGTTTTCCTGGCAGATTCACAAAGGGAACAACTGTTTGTTCCCCATTGATAATAAAATCACTATATCTATTCCAATATTGACTCGCCATTAGTTAAGTTTCGCTTTTGATATATAAGTTTTCGGAATATCATTACCATTTACATCGTTCCAAGTCATCACATTTGTGTTCTGATTTGTCGTATTCGCCAAACCTTTTATTAAACTTTCTTTCGAACTTTTTTGACTTGGTCCCGCGTTGTCTACTGTGGTAAAAGTAAAATTCCTTTGTTTGTTTTTATCGAATGGTGTATAAATTAAATAATCTTTCAAATCGTTTTTTTCCAAATTATCAATAAATGATTTGGTAATATTATTTTCTTCTAAAAACACAGGTTTAGCAATAGAAATCCAATATGAATCAAATATTTTTTCCAAGTCAGGTGTTGGTGTCGAACTTGACAAAACATTTCCAATCATTTGTTGTTTGAAGGTTTCATATTTTTTTTCATCTACCACATCTTCTGATACAATCATATACACTCTTCTGAATGAGTCATCACCAAATAAAGAATTTTTACTGAATGGATTGAAAACTTTTTGTACTGTAACAGAATCAGATTTTCCGTTTGTTACTTTAGGTACTAAAACACCTTCATAACTGACCCCATTATAAGAGAATGTCTTAGGACTTTGTATTTTCAGATTGAATTCTTGAATATTTTGTTGTACTTTCAAAGTATCCGCTTTCAATTCCAAAAAGGTGTTTGCAGCTGTAGATGTTGTGTGTACATCGGGTGTACCTGATGTCACATAAATTAACACGGGACCATTTTTAGCTTGAAGTCCATCAGTACCTGAATTGGCATTATCAGGGTCAAAAAGAATTGTGTTTAATCTACCCCAAGTTTGAAGATAAGTTTGTTCTTCATTAACCAAACCTTGAGTAATAGTTGAAATTGCATTTTGAAATGACCCTCGTTTTCTTGAAACAAAATTGTAATAATTTTCTTTCAATACCCTTATTATAGCTGGAGATAAATTTTTTGAAGGTTGAGAAATAAACTTAATGTATCCTTCGGTGTCATCCTTTATATTTTTGTCCAATTCCGCAAAAATTTCGTCAAACCTCTTCTCAAAATTATTTGGTTTTCCAAATAGAATTATTTCTCCATTGTCAATTGTAGAATTACCTTTGGTATAATTTCTTTCTAACATCCACTGCTGTCTCACAGCGTTGTTATATTGGTTTACACTTTCCTTGGTTTTATTGATTACGTTTGTAAAATAGTTCTGAGTGTCATCGATTACTTTGGTCATAAATCCATTGTAACTGATTACTCCCGTTGTTGTTCCTCCTGAATTAGTAACCGAACTTATTACTGTTCCAATAGTATTATTATTATCTTGACCATTGTTTGGAGGGGCACTATTGACTCCAGGTATTGGTGGTGGTTGAACGTCTCCAAAAAATTCATCGAATAATGTTTTCAAAGAATCAATGTCCGTAGCATCGGCCCTATCATCATAGATTTCCGTGTTTGCATAATAGTTGAATGTCAATGCATTTTGCAGTTTATCGATGGATTCTTTCAATCCACTACCACCAACAAAGTCGAAACTTAAAGTTACATTTGCAATCATTGGTTGTACACCAATACCTTCAGGATTAATATCCAATCCTTCGTAATTTATTTGTAAACTTCTTGGAATAATTTTGGTGTTATAGAAATCCCCAACTCTCAATACTAATACAGGAGGTGCACCAAATGTTGTATTTACCGCATTGTTATATTGTAATTGGACAGGACTATCTGGTGTTGCTTGTTTTTTGGTTGGAATAGTATCTCCTGGTCTCATACATTGTTGTAAGAATGTCAATCTCGAGTTCAAACCTTCAGGTGTCATTGAATGGAATGAAGGCTGAAAGTATTTCAATTTTTCTCTGAGGTTGTCGTATACCATTGGAGTTTGTTCTTTTATTGTTTCAAAGTAATCACATTCGGTCAATAGAGCTCTAACAACCTTCACGGTTATATTATCTTTTCTTACCCATTCTTGAGTAATTACTGGTTCAGGTACAGTTGTAGTTATTACATCTCCAACAACTACTGGAATTGGTCCTCCTCCCGTGGTTGGATTTGTTTGACTTCCAGGTCCATTGTTCGGCCCTGTTTGAGTTTGTGGTACATTTAAAGTTGAAACAATTTCAGAAATATATGATCTTCTACATGCCATCGCACCGATTGTGAATACCTCTTTAGCACCAACTTGAATGTCCCCACCTACATTAGCAGTATCAGTACAACCAAAAGTTTTTCCATTTGGTTCGAAATTTGCAGGAACGAATGGACCATCCGTTTTATCATCTTTTATTTTTTTTGGATTTGAAACTGCAACTTCTCCCAAAGCTCCTGTTTGTCTATTTCTATCCAAAGGGGCTTCTTTAATTAAAAGTCTTTGTTGATTTACGAAAGTTTTAGTTGCATTATTTTCTGCAAAGAATTTAGTTGTCGCAACAACTCTTCTTTTTGCCAATTCATCATTATATGATGAGGTTTGTGGGGCGGAACAACTCGAACTAATATAAACTGTTACGGTTCCTTCCGTGTTGGTGGTAAGTTGTTTTCCTAATTCAATAGCAAAGTTATTCATTGCTTGATAGTTAGGAGTTACAACTGTATCAAAAAAAGTTCTTGTTTCTGCAGAATTAGGCTTCGTAAGATATAAATTTTTGTCTTCTGTTGTGTACCTGTTATATTCGGTAGTATAATTTATAGTTGTGTTGGGTTTTGGGTAATCATTTCCGAAATAAAATCCAAGTTGATAATAGTCTTTAAAAAGATCATTTGTGTTTCCTCCATTACCTGATTGAGATATTGGTTGAGTTGTTGAACCTGGATCATCATTACCACTTTGAATTGTTCCTTTTATATAAACAAGTTGTTCTCTCGTTACTTCTTTCGAGGAAATAGCTTGTTGTAACTCAAACAAATCATTCGGATTTATTGTTGTGTAAGTTTGTGCTAATTGATAAATGTCAAATTTTCTACATCCTGCAAAGAATGAGTCCAATATACTATTGATTCTATTGTTGTCGTTCTCACCTTTCAACACTTTATTTACAATTACATTAAGCACAGACGGATGATCTACAACAATTTTCCATTGTAAAGTTCCACCTCTCGATGTATTTTTGTAAGTATAAATTGGTTCGGGTCTACCTAAGAAATCATTTGAATTCCAATTTGCTGTCACACTTTCATTAAATGTTAATCCATAAGGAGGAAACCACATAACTCTACCTCCATTTGGACCTCTTTCACATACAGGTAAGTCTGCAGTTGAAAAACCTGGTGTACTCGACGTTCTCCATGCCAAATTTTCCAACGAAAACATGTATTTTTTTGCAACGGCATTATCAACTGTTCCAATTAAGTTGGTTGAATCTTGGCCACCCTCCTGTTTATTCGGAACAATATTTAAGTTATAAGTTTTATCCAAAACGGAATTTGCAAATCTTCTTCCCTCAGTAGTAATACCATCTGTTTTTTGTAAATCATTATATTGTAAGTAAGGAACATCTTTAGCAAAAACTCTACAATATTCCGTTCCAGTTTCTCTACCGTCATCGTCAAACAAATATCTCAACACTCTCGACCCTTTTGTCATTTCTTTATATCCATCATTGAAAACTTTACTGACTTGGTCTATTGCATTTCCTACGTGTTGGAGACGTCTCCCTCCTTGTGGTTGACTATCAATAAGTCTTTGTGTGTTGTCAAGTATAGAGTTTGGTCTAAACTCATTATTGACTGACTCTGTGTTTACATAAGATGAAGGTCTAAAATCTTCATCTGGTTCTGAAACTTCTCCACCTATACCTACTTTTTTTCCAGCATTCCCTTTATATTTTGGAGAGACCCATGTAAAACCCCCCTCAATACCACCTCCGTCACTATAGGTTGGTCCATTTGCACCCAACTTAATTGATTGACTTGGTCCTTCATAAAGTTGTGCCAACTCAGAAGGTCCATATACTGGAGATTGTTGTTCGATTCCGAATTGATTTACAGGAACATCTCCTGCTGGTGAAAATACTTGAGATGGATTGGAGTTAATATTTCCAACATAAAAGTTACTGTTGTCAGAAACTGTACCCAACAAAGTTCCACCCAATCTTTGGAAAAAGTTCCTTGGAAAATTCGGTTTGTATCGGTTGAAATCTATGTTTTTGAACAATCGAGACCTTTGACCTGCTCCCATGTTATTAAACATGATTTGAGATCCAGTCTCTCCTCCACCCATTAAACGGTTAAAAAATTTCCCAACACCACTTCGTCTAAAAGCATTTGATAGTTGTTGGATAGTTGTAGGTTGACCTAAAGTGATATTTTTGTCAAAGTATGAACCAGGAATTGGAGATACAGGTAGAATACTTCCTCCAAGTCTCAAAGCAAAATTAGTTGCCGCAAGAATCGGATTAGCCGTAACAGTGATTGTGTAATTGGGTTCTATGATTGGTACAACCCCTGTAAGTATATTTACAATGTCAGTACCACTTGATACGTTCAAAATATTTGCTCTTCCGAGTGTATCTTGTCGTATTTGGGCTGCAATTCTATCCTCAAACTCTTTTCTTAAAGTTTGAGCACCGAGTCTTGCAATAAATGAGTCTTGACTCAACAATCCATTACTACCGCTTGGATCGGGAGAAAGTAAAATAGATAGAGGACTATAGGTCGATGATACAAATGTCGTTGGATATGGTTGATTGTTAGAGGTATTTGTCGTCAACGGACGTGACAATGAATCGAAAAATTCTGCACTGTCTAATACAGTTTCACTACCATTTGAAAAAACATTCAGTGGTTTCCACCTAAGTGATTCCTCACTACCTTGTTGTACTATGTTCGCATCTTGATAATTGTAAATACCTTCGTTTGATTTGGTATTTAACAACTGACCTGGATCGGGTACTTGTTCATATCCACCAGGATTACCGTATTGATTTAGAGGGAATAATTTATTTGCAAAAGAAGGCTCGTCAATCAATTTGTCAGGACTATCTTGTACTGAAGAATCTGATTGGATATATTCCGTATCTATTGGTTGAGTTGGTCTATTTGGTGCTTTAGCATAAGGAGTCAAATTCCTTGTCAAAAGTTTTTTTCTAAACCCTTCAGTATTTGCTAAATCTAATAACGGACTTGCCATTTATATTTTTCTTAATAAATAGAATCTTAATGTTTTTTATTATCAACTTGAGTAAGGTGATGCAGTTGGCTTCAATGGATTTTCTGAATCACTTATATCCATGATATAATTTCTGAAACTTTGTTCATTTACAACTTGTTGGAATATTTTCATCCAATTCTCTTTTTCTTGTGGTGTTGTATTAGCTGGTGGGTTAGTAAAATTGTGATTAATATTTAAATTTCCATTAACAGAAACATTCGAGTTTTGTTGTACGTTTTGTCTAACAGTTTTGGTCAATGATTCGTCGCCTGCCGAGATTCCTCCGACTGTGACATTAGTTCCAGTTTGACTTTGTGTTGCGTTCTGAGATTTATTTTCTATAGGTTGAATGTTTTGGTTCATTAATTTACCAGCTAAACTGTCTAAAAGTGGCCCTAAATTATCAGAAATTGCACGTCCTGTGTCCGTTGAAACATTTTTCCCAAGTTCTGCAGATATATCTCCAGCAGCTTGTTTAATGGTTCCCAAAGAAGATGATTGTAATTCACCGAAAATACCTTCAGCATTTGAAATCAATAAGTTTTCGATATCAGTTGCACTTGCACCCGAAGCAATTTTTTCGGCTAAACCTTGTTTCAAATCTGCAGCGGATCGGTCTGTCATGTCTCTTACCTCCTCAGCTGTGACTGCTTGACCACCAACTCTACCTATTACTTCAGCAGTTTCACGAATACCCTCACTCACATCCTGAAAAGTATCACTGGTCAATGCACCACCTACGAGAACCCCTAATATAGCTGCAACATCATTTGCGATTATTTCATCAGTCCTAAGTTGTTCTCTTCCAATTTCCTCTAAAGTTTTTGGTCCCTCTTTCTGTTCCTGAATGAGTTTGTCAAATTCAGGTTGTGATAATTCTGACAATTCTTTTTTCGTTCCATCTTCCAAAGTAACTTTATAAGTTCCTCCCTCCATTTTAGCAATATTAGCCAAATATTGTTTGTCCTCTTCATTTACTATGGATAGACCCGCGGCGTCTATTGCAGATAAACGTTTATCTGCTTCAGCCGCCGCCAAACCAAGTTTAGTCATCTCACTTGCCGAAACTCCTGTTTGGTTTTGTAACTCTCTAAGTGTTAAAACCCCTTGTGGATTTATCTTAAAGGTTTTAGTTTTTTCATCGAAATATGTAAATTGTTTTGCAACTTCAACCAAACTGTCTTGTAAACCTGAAGGGTCATTGATTGATTGATTCATCAATTGAAATGGGTCAACTAAATTTCCAGCTGAAACTCCTAATCTTTGGAATGCTGCTGCGGTTTCAATAGCACCTTCTGGTGTTAAAACTTTGTCAGCTAATCTAAAAGTTTCACCCATGTCAAATCTCAACATAGATGCTTGTGCCGCCATTTTAGTTAATCCTCTTACTCCATCTTCGAACTGAAAACGGTTCATTTGGTCCATGTTTTTTGAAACATCACCAAAAACCTGTTTAGCATTTCCCCCTATGCTTTGTACATATTGCATAGATTCTTCGAGTGCCTTTGGTATGGATTCTATACCAATACCAACATCAAGAAAACTATTAGCTAAAGATTCTGCACTTGTACCTAAAACTTTCGATGCCGCATATAATTTTTCAACTTCTTCTGAAGTTGCAACAACGTTCCTCCTTGAAGCTTGAGCTACATCACTTATTATTGCTGATACATCTTTTAAGTCACCACCAAGTCTTCTAACATTTGGCAGAGCATCGACTAACGATTTTTGTAACTCAAAAATCCTTTCTCTCCCTTGAGTAAAAGTTCTTAAAATATCATTACTGAATTCGGAGAGTGCCTTCTGTGATTCTAATAAATCAATTTTTTTTGCTCCCAAAGCATCTCCCGATACTCCCCCCGCCGCAGGTGTTGTTGGTGTATTTTGAAACATAATTTTTAACTATACATATAAATACAAAAGGACTGAATTTTCAGTCCTTTTTGTTTAACTCCATCCATTTATTCAACAAATACTTTCTTATAAAGATGGGCATTATTAAGAAATCAGAATAAGATACATTCAAAAGAGTCTTCAAAAAATAGAATTCATCTATTTGTCCTTTTCTATAATCAGAAGAAAGGACGAAAAAAGTCAACCCCGAACCCAACATTTACTGTTAGTTTTTCTCCTGACGGGGTTGTGACTGTTTTCTTTAAATCTAACTTCGGTTCATTATCATCCAAGAATTTTCGGATAAATTTAGAATCTGCAATCGGCATCTGATCTATAAATTTTGCTATTTCTCCTCTGTCCGTAATTCCGTTTACTTCAACAATTTGTTTGTTCAACCTCCATGTTACTTTCGGAGCGGTTCTTCCTTCGGGATACGTTGAAGACATACGTTGAATTTCCAAAATTTCTCCATATGACATAGGTTTTAATTTAACTGTACTTTGGGATTTGGGTAATATTGTTGTAAAAGTTCCGTCTTCTGAAGGTTGTTGACCTTTGATAATATCCAACTCATCCAACAATACGGTTGTTTTAAAAGGTTTTCTTGTTACTGTATCAACTAAATTGAGTTCCATTTCGGGTCCGAAAGCAGTATTCCTTAAAAAAATCAAAATTGCTTCAACGTCACCTTCTAACAAATCTTCAACTCTTATTTCGGGTTCATAAATTTTGGAACGTAATAAAGTTTGAGTCATGTCATTACCTGCCGCCATTAAAATGTTTTCATCATTGGCTGTCAAGTATCCCACTTTTAATGATTTTTTCTTATTTTTATAAAAAAAACCTTGAGATGGTAAAGGCACTACGTCATGTGGTAGTGAAAAATTTGATTGTCCGTATTCTTTTGCTTGATTGTCCATATAAAAATTTAACCGTAAAGTTTATTTCTTTACGGTTAAATATAAATCAAAAATGTTTTTAATAAATAGAATTTAGTAAACAAGAACACATCTATCCATTCTTAGGGTAGTGTTGATTGTTGCCAATCCGTCTTGTCCGTAATTCAAAGTGTTGAAATTGACATCGGTTAGGAAAGTTCCGTACAATATCCATTTTTCAACGACAACACCTGTTGGGTCCAACATTTCTAAGTCGACATCTTTTTTGTAACCCGCTGCATAACCCATACGACCAGTCACAGATTCAGCATGAAGTCTAACCCACTCCATCAAAGCTTGTGCCGCAGATGGTCCAATTGGATCTCTAAATACTGCTGGTATTGTTTGCCATTCGAATCTACCAGCTACATAAGTAGATGTGTTCAAAAAAGGAATCGGAGTAGATACTATTTGTATGTGTGGTCTTGCTGATGACTCAACAAACCACTCATTTATACCAAGTGAGGAAGGAAACCTTAAGATAAAACGGTTTTGTCGTTTTGGTTCATAAGGAATCGGCATTTTCATTAATAAATCAGCCATGTGTTTAAATTTTTTTTGTTTTTGTTATTTTATTGATAAATATATCCAACCTCAAAAATTTTTCTATTTACTTTTTTTTTGGTGGAATTATCCTTATTTAACTTCTCGCTTTAATCCTCCAGCAGTAGAATAAGTTTTTACTATATTATCTGGTTTATTTTCAAAATGTTTTTTCATTACTTCTATGTTTTTAGGATCATCATCACTAAAACCTATAGATAATTTATGTGGATTAAATTTATTAGCAATATCTTTCTTGAGAAATGCTTTTTTGTTTAATACTGCGGCCATTCCTTTGATGTAGTTGACAAAATTTTCCATCGCTTCTACTTTTGCTTCTTCAGGGTTGACCGCTCCTTGTTCATCCCCAAAAGATACGGGGTGATATTTGTTAAGTTCTAAATATGACTTTATTAATTCCTCGTCAGACATATCCCCTTCACCAGCAAAAGATCGATATTTTCTTAAGTTTTTGACAAGTTCATCTTTATCTATTCCACCGAATCCCTCTATAATATAATTATAAATTGCTTGTTTTATTGTTTCTGGATTGTGACCTCTAGCAGTTATAATTGCAAAAATGGACCCATTGTTAATAGCTTCTCTGAAATCATCGAAAGCTGGTCCTGTTCTTGCTCTCATAGCATCCACTAAAAAATCTTTATCTCCTTGAGTTCTGAAATTTCTGAACGGTTCTTCAGCGTAATCTACTATTGTAGTACCTTCGTAACCAAAAGGTTCTCTACCTATTATGTGTCTGAACTCGGCAAAATCATCCGTGGACATACCTACCTCTCTTCCATTAACATCTTTGAGTAATATTTTTGTAGGCATATGTACTATATTATCGTCCCAATCAAACGCATAATATTTTAGGTCAGGTGATCCCTCCTTTACAAACCCCTCTGTAAACAATCTTTTCATTTGGCTAAAAGGGGGACAATGTCCCCCTTATTTTTAATTTAGATATTTTCGAACGAAGCACCTGTTGGTGTGATGAAGAATTCAATATCAATGAATTCCAAAGCTTTCGTAGGTTTCAAGTATATCTTTCCTGTTAATGTGTTTCTATCTAAGTCTTCAGGAGAAGAAGACACTGTTACTCTGAAGTCATAAAGACCTCTGTCTCTTCTAATTGAATCTAAAATAGGATTAACGCTATCTAAGAATTGTTGTCTAACTATTTGGTCATTTTGTTCAAACAACAATCTTACCGCTACAGCTGAAATCAACTTTCGTGCTTGAAGTAACAATCTTCTAACGTTTAATCTGTTGAGTGCAGTATCTGCGACCTGAAGAGTTTTATTACCCCAAATTACAGTTCCCACATCAGCAAAAGTTGCAATTGGGTTGATTCTTCCTTGGTATAAAGTATCTCTATCTTCTTGAGTGAGTTTCACTCTTGCTTTGATGGAGTTCACAAGACCTCTTGTGTAACCCGCTGATGCGAACCAAGGGAATGCAATATTGTCTGTCAAAGCCAAGTTTCTACAAACTTCACCAGTTGGTGGTATGTAAATTTGTGTATTGTTTACAGTATCTCTTGTTAATATCCATGGATAGTAAGTCGCTGTGTAGTTAGAATCAATTCCAGTGTTGTCCAAATTATCAACCGCTTCTTGAGGATAGATTATATCCAAAGAATTTGTTGCGTCAGGAGTATACATTTGATAGTCAGGTGTTGTTGCAATGTACACTGAGTCAGCTCTTGAGAATTGAACCATGTCAATTGCCTCTTCAACAAGGTTAGAGTTATTTACATAATCTATACTCGAAGTTGCAAACACGTTAATGTTTGTAGATTCAGGATTTGCAAATGTGAGAATACCTAGTAAGTATGCGTAGTAATCAGTGTTTGCAAAATCTTGAGTATTGTTTTGAACAACTATTCTCTTGAATAAACCATCTCCTGTTGCATTTGGATATCTCTGAGAAGCTGACGCTCCCGCTAAGAATCCTGTTGCACCTAATTGGAATCTATCTTGGTTGGTTCTGAACTCTCTATAAATGTCCCATCCATCGAATCCACCAGCAAAACATACTGTATACTTTCTAGAGTAGATAAAGTAGTAAGGGTTTTCTTGAGTTTCAGGGTCACTGGTAAAATCAGCCACACCACATTCGAAAGCTGTCTGACCTGAGGTCAAATAAGAATTCGATATTGTAACAACTGTAGCGCCTGAGTCCATATGGAAACCTTTACTAACATAGTTCCATGGTTGACCATCAACAGGTACAATTGATGTAACCCAATTCAAAGGATTTTGAGTTCCTTTGTACTGTAAGAATGATTCGTCTATTCCGAATTGAGTTGAGAAACCTAAGTAACTTCTTCTTACAATATCTCCAGCAGATTCTGTTGTGTTTGCAATTCCACCAAAAGGAGGATTGTAAATTACTTCACCAGGAAAATAGTATTTAGTTTTGAAAATTGGAACTGGTGAAGGGTTCAGAACTGATGCGTATTCTCTTTGAGTATACCCGTTGAAACCACAAGGTAATGCGTCTATTGGAGCTTCGTCAGCCATTTCAACCATAATGTATCTCGAAATCAAAGCGTATTCACCATCACTCGAACCGATTTTCTTCGCAACAAAGTTGTTCGAATTTGGGTCCATGTTACAGTTTGTAAACTTCTCAATCACAATTGGATTAGCATCTGTGTCGAAGAAATTTCTAACCAACACATCAAATGTCATGTTATTGAACGACAAGTTTGAAACTGATACTTTAACCTCAACGTTTGCTGCGTTTCCATCAGAGATTGAAATAAATTTAAATAAGTTGTAAACTTTATTTCCTCTTAATTCAGAAACCAAATAAGGAGTACTTGGAGATTTATATTGTGTAACATTGTAAGCGATTGACTGAGGGTCTTGAGTTCTAGCACTAGGTAATGCAATCAAATCACAACTTAATCCTCTGATGTATCCTTGATTGTAAGCGTAAGCTAAAGTATTTCCATAAACTTCCTCAACATATACAGGTACTTCGTTTCTTGATTTACCAAAATTGTCTACCCCCAAAACTTTTGTGATGTATTTTGAAGATGATGGTAATAAAGAAGTTTCAAATGAGAAATTATCTGCATCTTTAGTAATACCTGAAATTAAGAAAGTCTCGAAAGGAGATTGAGTAACTCCTGAGTATTGATTAGTACATACTAAAGTCAAGTCAGTCAAACCACTTACCTCATAAATTGGTCCGTGGTCATCACTTGTAGCACTGTTCGTGAATAAAGAAATACCTCTTGAACGAAGAGTTGCAACAACCATATTGTTATATTCAGGATAAGCTGTACCTGAGTAATTATAAGTCCTACCTGTTATTGTACCTGTGAAAGTTGAAGATGCTCCTGATGTTAAAGAAGTAACATAATAATAGAATGAATATCCTGTGTAAACATTACCTGATGTATTATCAAAGTTTGCGTAATACCAAGGGTCATTCAAGTCAGAAGATAAATCATTTGTAGCTAAATTAACACTGTCACTTGCGAATTGGTTTATAACATTTGAATAAGTTGCAGTAATATCATAATAGTCACTCTCAGGAATTGCTCCATAAACAACAACGGTGTTTGCTGACAATGAAGGAGTATCCATTACATCATCAAGATTATTAGTAAAATCCAAGGACAATGTAGATGTACTTCCATCTGACATTCTATATTGTGTGTTAAAATTAGCAAGTACTTGTGGAGGTAATGCGCCACCTGTAAATGTTACGGTGTTTCCTGAAGATGAACCTGAAAATGTTGCAGTCCAAGGAGTACCTGATGTTGGATTTAAACCAATTGTAAGAGGATCAACATTTGCAGTAACTTTGATGCTCCATGATGGCCCCGCATCATATCCTGACAATCCTAAAATTCTTGTAACGAAAAGTTGATTGGATTGTTGTAAATACGATTTCGCAATGTATGCCGCTTCATACTTTGGGATTTGTGTGTTTATAAATTTTGTGGGTTCAGTGCCCCCAAAATATGCTTGAAACTCATCGTAGTTTGTGATGAAGATAGGTTCGAATGCGGGACCTTTAATTGTTTCCCCGACTAAACCTAACGTAGTCACACCTACACTTTGAGCCACAAATGATAAGTCAGTTTCAGACGTATATACTCCAGGCGATACGTATACCTTTTGATTTACTTGTGTTGCTTGAAAAAACATAGTTCAAAATTAT